TCTGTGGGTGGTCTCGCCATGACTCGGTGTGTGTTAATACAACACGGATTGACGGTTAGTCATGACGGTAGTAGATTTGGAACATGTTGTTACAATCAAACAGACCCCGCAACATATACATCTGACAGTGTTGACCCAGTTGGTTGCCGTGCTTGTATAGATCAGGAAAATAATAATATATTTTCCTATCGGCAAGGAGCCAATCAGATATACGGGCTAGAACACAATCATTCGTTGCCTATAGTAGTGGATGTATATCCTAATAGAAATTGTGATCTAGCTTGTAAAATCTGTGGATCTCATTCTAGCTCTACCTGGGCAAAACTTGAAAATGTTAAAATCAATTCAAATTTTAACATGAATTTTTCAGATTTTAAAACTAAATTTAATAAAATTGACCTATCACAGGTGCAAGAAATTAATTTTTCAGGTGGCGAGCCGTTTTTAAACAATAATGTTAAACAGTACATAGAACAATTGTCGGACCGATGTGATTTTTCTAAAATAACTTTACGACTTAGTACAAACGGATCACACAAACTAAATTCAAAACTAATAGATTTTTTCCTACAGTTTGCTTTAGTAAGGGTTCGATTTAGTTTAGATGATATCGGTACAGGACATGAATATCAACGTTGGCCATCGCGGTGGAACCAATGGGAAACCAACTGGAAGATTTTTTTAGAAGATATGCCACATACGGTCATGCCTGCTATAAATCGTACAATTGGATTACTTAATATTAATCGTTTGCACCTACTAGATAAATGGCACCAGCAACATCTGACTAGTAAATTTGGTGACCCTATTGAATTAATAGATCACTACGTATCTGGATCATACAGTCTTGACAACTTGCCAATGGCACTGAAAGAACACATTGGTCAACATCGGGAAGTTTACAGTCGGGCATGGGCTGCTGTTAAAAATAGGTCAACTATTACGGATCTCACCAATTTAAGACAAACAATTGTAAAACACGATCAGTTGCATAACACCTCGTTAAAAGAATTCAATCCAGATCTTTATAACATTATATTTTCATGAAAACAGTTATAGTATTTCGAGAAGGCCACAGCGGACACTATTTAAAGTCTATAATTTTAAATAGTAGTTTGCATGGTGTTGGATTCAGAATGTCTGAAAATCATAAAGCAAGTGGTATCACGCTGACCCATAACAACAATTATCAAGATCATACATTGGAATTTGATTTGGCATTAAGGATCTTGCCTACTAAAAAAATCTATTCAGCAATATATAATAACTTTATGAAAAAGCTAATAGACGAACAGTATTGTTTTACGGTATTAGACAATTGGCATGCTGATACAGTGTTTTGGTACGACCGTTGTTACCACAATATAATAGAATACCATGATTTGATCACAAAAGATATACAATCTAACTGTTATACAAATATTATTGATTTTGACCAATTGTTAGATAAAAACTATTTAAGTGATATTTTATACAAATATTTTCAAATTGAATTTGATGACAGCCGGGAAACTATTAGAAAAACATACGAAGGATTGCAGTTACCCGTAGAATTGGATCAAGACAGATCCAGTATGGAAGATATTGTAGATGTAATCGAAGACACACTATTACTAAAAAATCCGTGGTTTTTTACCTATTGCATACACAAATATGAATTAGCAAATAATTTTACATCTCAAAATAGACTATGGTCAATTAACAACATTGACCAACCGCCGACCAAACAATTATTACTGTCGTTAGCCGCGCAATATAGTTAATATTTAGATTTGATCTAATTGCCCATCCGATAAATAACACAAAGGTGTCAGGCCCAAAATGCAAAAGAAAACTAGAAGTTTGTTAGAAGAACTCGATTCAATGTACGTTGAGCGTGACAACCGCCATGTGATTGAAAACCGTGCCAGTAACATCATAGCCAGTGCCATACGCCTGCTAGAGCAGATTGACTCCATTTACGAGCCCGAAACTGCTAAGAATTTACAACGCAAATTGCTCAATGCCATCAACCTGCGTGACCCAGGCAAATTTACCAGAACCGTGAGAAAAACTGATGCAAATTCATGAACTGAGTCGTAGACGCCGCACAGACGAAGGTGTCTTTGACGTCGTTAAAGGTATCGGTAAGGCCGCAGGTTCTGCTCTCGGGGCTGCCACCGGCGTCACCAATCCCAATGCACAAGCAGCCTCTGCAGGAATTCTTGACCCTGCAAAAAAATTAGACGCAGTAAGAAAAAACAAGGACATGCAGAGAGTTGCTGCACAACTGGCCGCAGGATGGACTGCAGAAGCAACAAAACTAACTAAGGCACCAGCAGCTGGTGCAGCACCACTGCCCGAAGCAGTGGGCACATACAATAAAAAAACTGGCGCAGCAAATTTAGATGGTAAAACAATGACTTCATTGTCAGACTTGCCGCCTGCAATACAGCAACAGATACAAGCAAAACAACAAGCTGCTGTACCAGGCAGCGATGCTACACCAACATCTGCAGAACAAGATGCAGCCGATGCAAGAGTTGCAGCTTCTGGTGCAAGTCCCGAAGAAGTTGCAAAGCAACGAGCAGCTAGAGAACAAACAATAGCAGCCAGAACTTCGCGTACTGCACCAACGGTCAAAACAGCTGATCCATCCGTTGATCCAAGATTAAATCCAACTGCTAATCCAAGATTAAATCCAACTGCTAATCCGGCGATAAATCCAACTGCTAATCCGGCGATAAATCCAACTGCTAATCCGGCGATAAATCCAACTGCTAATCCGGCTGCCGCAACAACAACACCAACTAAACCTGGCGCACCACCGGGATTCAATGCTGCCAATGTAATGAAGATGCCAGGCATGCAGCCGGCTGGTAAGAAACCTGCACCTGCCTCTGCTGCAACGACACCCAAGCCCGGTGCCCCTCCTGGATTCAATGCTGCCAATGTGATGAAGATGCCGGGCATGCCCGGACAACCTGCAACACCCGGGTCAATAACACCCGGAGCAGCAGGAGGTGGTGCTGGACAGCCCGACGCAGTAACACCGCCTGCTGACCCGGCAGAAAAAGAATATTGGAACAAGTTTTTAGCATATGTAAATAAAAAAACCGCCATTAGAGATGCCAGCACTTATCAAATGATCGGGCTAGATCAAATTCAAAAGCAATCTGGATATAAAAATGAACTTGAAGCAGCCAAAGCCAAAATTTTACAAGCATACAAAGCCGGGCAAGATGTAACACCAGCAGCCACTGAATATATATTGACAGCAATGGCTGGCGCCCAACTGATATCTTCAAAAAATAGGGCCGGCGTGGAACTAGAACAGCCAGAAGTAGATCCAAACGATCCAGACGCTGCCGCAGGAGCCACAGGAGACAACGGTGCTGCCGCAGGCGGTGCAGCGCCTGGTACTGCGCCCGGTACTGCGCCCACTGCTGGTGGCAGAATTCTTGATACCGCAGGTGTACAAGGGCTATTCAAGTTGAACGGGGTTGATCCCGCACTGCTACCCAAACTTGGAACTGAATTAAGACGAGCCAGCGGAACCAACGCTGTGACCACAACTGGCAACGGCACAGTTGATAACATGCTGAAAGCATTGGGATTCAAAGTAACATGATATTAAAAGAAGGCGGCAATGTATTTAAAGATCAGAATGGTCGCATTCTGACTCAACGCATCAATCAAACAGACGTGAATCCCACCTTGGCCTGGTTGGAAATGCTGCTGCCGGGCCTGGATCTACAAAACAACAAACTGGGCTCAACTGGGCTAAAACCCACATCCGGTGACTTGGATATAGCAGTGGATGCCAATGTTGTCAGCAAAGACCAATTGGCTGCAAAACTGACTCAGTGGGCTCAGAGCCATGGTCTCAAACCCGAAGACTATGTGAAACGGTCCGGCATCAGTGTGCATTTTAAAACGCCCATCAATGGAAGACCCACAATGGGCTATGTGCAAACTGACTTTATGTTTTTGACCAATGTGCCATTCTCCAAGTTTGCGCTGACAGCCGCTGCTGACAGCAAGTACGGCGGATCTGATCGCAATGTGCTGATCAACAGCATAGCCAAAAGCATGGGTTACAAACTGAATCAAACTTCGGGCATTGCCGACCGCGCAACCAACAAAATTATCACAGATGATCCTGACAAGATTGCCAAGCTGTTGCTGAACAATCGTGCAACCAAAGAAGATTTGTACAGTGTAGAAACTATTGTGGCTGCATTGGAACAGGATCCCAAGCGTGATGCCAAGTTGGCAGATGCTAGAGATCACTTTGCTAAAAAAGGTGTGCCTTTTATGGAAAGCGATGAACCAGTGTACAAAGAATACACCGAAGTGGATTTTCTTGCACGCCTGCGTGATCGTATTGTGAATCAAGGCATGCAGGTCATTGTGGAAGGTGCAAAGGATGCCAGAATTGAACACTTAGAAGATCTAGTGTTTGAAAAAGGAACCCGGGGCATTCGTGAAGCAGTGGACATCATGCGACATGCTGCTGAAAATACTAGAGCAACTACCACTGTCAAGTGGGATGGAAAGCCCGCCATTATATTTGGACGCAAGCCTGACGGCACATTTGTGCTCACAGACAAAAGCGGATTCAGTGCCAAAGGCTACGACGGCTTGGCCACATCACCGGAGCATATTCAACAAATAATGGCCCTGCGCAAAGGTGACAGAACTGAACTGGTAGCTATCTATCAAAAGTTATTTCCTCTGTTACGGGCTGCCACTCCGGAAAACATGCGCGGCTATGTGCAAGGCGATCTGTTGTACACCAACACTCCGCCCGAAGTTGCTGGCGCATTTGTGTTCCAACCAAACTTTGTTGAATACAAGATACCTGCTGGTAGTCAGCTGGGGCAGCGTATTGCTGCCAGCGAAGTGGGTGTTGCAATTCACACCAGATACAAAGATCCTGACAGTTCGCCTACTGCAATTAAAAACATCGCACTGGATCCTGTTCCAGGATTGTTGTTGATTGAACCCAGTGTCAAAGACATTCAAAATATCGAACTCAATACTCAGTTGGTCAAGCAACTGAGTCAAATCATTTCTGTTCACGGCAAAGACATTGATGGATTGTTCAATCCTGCGGACCTTCGTTCAGCTGGTATCACTGACTTACCACAGTTATGCAAACGCTATATCAATTCTAGAATTACCAGCAACTACGACAACCTGCTGAATGGCTTTGGTGACTGGTTGCAGGCCAATGTGACACCACGCAAATTCAACAACATTGTGGAATATTTACAAAGCCCGCGATCCAACACCGACGGCATTACCGCAGCATTCGCAGCGTTCATGTTGTTGCACGATATCAAAACTGACATGTTGACACAGTTGGATCGTCAGCAGCCAGGCCAGGAAGGCTGGGTACTAGCAACACCAGCAGGCCGCGCCAAACTGGTGAATAGATTTGGATTCAGTGCAGGAAACCGTGCTCTAAACAACCCAGAACAAGCAGCCTAACCGGTAATTTTTCTCCAAATACATAAATAAAAGTAGGTCAACCAAGACCACATACTTTAGGAGATTTTAAAATGGCAAATATCACAACAGCAACGAACGGCACATACCAACCAGTATCCAACATGGACTCTGGAACAGTAGCATCTTCACCAGGTGCTGGTTATCCAACACCGTTAAACAGCGCAACCAGTGCTGTCACAGTTAACTTGGCTGGTCCAAAGTTAGACTTCTTCACAATCACTTTGGCAAGTTTGGCCACTAGTGGCGCAGTTTTGAATGCATGTATGCTTGCCATTCAAACCAAGGCCACTATTGCCATGTACGAAGTCACTGACGCTGGTACAGATACACTGGCTATTGCTGTGTATCCCACAGGCGCTTGGACCACTGCTACACTAGACACTGCCACTGGCGGTAGTACAGCAGCCACTGCAACATTCACAAACTAAGCAATTAGTTTTTGATACAAAAACCCTGGATTAAAACCCAGGGTTTTCTTTTGGCGTTAAATACTTCATTATGATGGTGAGCAAGATTACCGAAGTGACGATATTTGAAAGTCCAGATGGCGGCCGGACAGTGTATGCACGTCACCCAGGCGCACAGAATCGGTCACTGCATTATCAAGATCCCAAACTAAAACAAGAACTAGATGAATTAGAACACAAGCGCCGCTGGGCAGAAATATTTGAATCCCGGCACAACAATGTAGCACTCAATGAACTGTGCAGTAAAGTTGAAGTGCTGTATGAATTGAGTAAAAAGAACAAATGAAATATGCAGTACAAACTTTCTTTGACATAACAGCCACTGGAATTACAGGACATTTTAAACCGTCAAGGATTCCGTTTCGCGACAATGCAGGAAATATGATAACCGATGCAGAATCCTGGAATCGTGCTAGAAATCAACAACGCAACTGGGAAACCGTAACACAGATTCTTGGACTAAGAACTCAGCTGTTCCGCCTGCAAGATCCCATAGTAGACACATCACGCAGTGCATGGATGTTTGAATTCGAAACAGAATCTGACAACATATACGGCAATGATGTTGATCCCACCAGCATATTGAGAGCCGATGCGGATGGTGTGCCCATGCTGACCGGACTGGATAACAAGCACGAATTGGCATCGACCATTGTCACTCAGGGCCCGGCTCAGAATATTTGGTTTGTTCCGGTCTCCATAAATAGATCAACGGAGACTTAAATGGTTGATACTACCAATATTGAAAAGAAAAGTTTAGAAGCACATGTGGAACTGTGTGCTGAACGCTACAGTGCGTTGGAATCAAGATTGGATAATGTAGATTCTAAAATTTCTCAGCTTGAAAAAATCATTTGTGAAGTGCGCGACATGGTACAGTCCATGGCCGAAAAACGCAATGATCAATTGATCAACTGGGGCATAGGTACCATTGGTACACTAGTTGCTGTGGTTGGGTACCTTATTACACAATACGTTCTTAAATGACCCTAGACACACAATTTGAACGCCTGTTTAAAACTGAGTTTGCGGCGCTACAGTCCAACAGTCTTTGGAAAAATGATGCTGGAGAATACCAAGTATTTGGGCGTTATCGCATTGTGAAAGAATCAGCAGGCTACAGAGTATACTGTTCTCTAACTGAAGTTGGGCTTTTTCACAGCACAAGAGCAGCACTGAGCTGGTGTATTGCCGACAAGTTTGCGCGGTATAACACAGCCAGGGATATACTACAGCTGGACAATAATTTACATTTTTTAACAGTGGATATCAACACCAGAGCTGCCCTGGGTGATCGTGCAAAAACTGCTGATCAGCATGAAATTATACTGACCAAGCTGGAAAGTAAAATTATACAGAAAAAAGAGATAGAAAATAGGTTAGACATTTGTGTCAACTGGGCTAAATATTATCAACAACAAGGATTCGACAATGAAACTGCAAGACCTGGCCGTGCTGCCACAAACAAAACAAATCGCTAAAGTATTCGAAAGTTACTTTGGTAATACCATTACCTTTGAATCAATTTCCAAGCGCCATGCACATGCCATGTTGGGCCGAGTACGCAGCTTGATAAGCGAGCACCGTGCCACCACTTCCTATCATGGCAGTGAAAAAAGCCCAGCCTACTTAAAGTTGGTAATGATGGAACAAGTGCTGACCAAGAAACTTCGTGAAGAATTTCCAAGCACTGATGGCACTGCTGCGGTTGATCCAGCCAAGACCAAACAGGCCCTGGCCAAAATTCAAGATCCCAAACTCAAAGCTGCCATGACCAAAAGCGCAGCCGGACAGACACTTTCACCAGACGAACAAAAACTTGTGCAAGGTGCAGCACTGCAAGCAGTGGCCGCAGAAAGCCGTCGTAGAACTGGTCGCCGTTTGAGTGAAAGCGAAGTGCAACAAGCTCAGGTTATCCTGGCCAGTCAAGACATGGTTGACCAAGTACAGAAGATGATTGAACAGGTCACTTCGTTACAATTTAAAGATTTGCCTGCGTTGGTAGATCAGATTCGCAATGAAATTGGCTACGAGCAAGCAACAAAATTCAATGCCGACGCAACTGCTGCACTGGGCGGCATGGTTCAAAACTTGCAGGGCTCCAAAACACAATTGGAAGCTGCAATGGGCACAGTCACTGGTCAAGCTCCAGTAATACCCGGCGGCGATGTAGCTGCTGAATTACCAGTTGATCCAATGGCTGATCCAATGGCTGCTGCGCCAGCAGATGATTTAGACATCGATGTTGATGCAGACATTGAAGAACCAGTTTCGGCTGGTCTAGGTCGCGATCGCAGATAATGCGTTTACGAGAGTTCGCTGAAGATCAAGCTGATGGTCAAAAACTTGCGGCATTGGCCACCTTTCTCAGCGACCGAGCCAATGACGAAGCAGCAGCAAAACAAATTAGCAAAAAAACATTCATCGAACTTGCCCGCTCTGTGGGTGTCAATGTAAACGACACCAATCTCAATGACATGGTTGCTGCTGAACCACTCAGCAACATCCTCAACCCAATTGATACTGGTTCAGACATAATCAGTTTCAAAGGCGACACAGAAGCTGCCACCGGCATGAGTGTTGATCAAGCTCAAGAAGTGGTCAACAGCAATGCCAAGTCGGCAATGAAACGCCGTCAGTAACACACTCAAAATCGCAGTATACTCAAAAGACTAGTAAATACACTGAGAGTGTAGTATACTATACGCATAGCTATTATTACGATAGCTGTAAATTCAACAATTTAATACAACAGGAAATTTTTTAAATGGCATCAGGTAAAGTAAAATGGTTTAATGAAACCAAAGGTTTTGGGTTTATTACTCCAGACGCAGGCGGAGAAGAACTGTTCGCACACTACACAGCAATTCAAACAGATGGATTCAAGGTCCTCAAAGAAAATCAGCGTGTATCTTACGATGTAGTTCAAGGACAAAAAGGCCTGCAAGCATCTAACATTGTGCCACAGTAAATCGCAACAGGCCGGGTTACTCCGGCTTTTTTATCAAATTATAAAACAATCAACATATGGCCTATTCAGAAAAAGTAGTTGATCATTATGAGAACCCAAGAAATGTAGGCAGCTTTGCCAAAGAAGATGGTGATGTCGGCACAGGCATGGTCGGGGCTCCGGCCTGCGGCGATGTGATGAAGCTGCAAATCAAAGTCACCGACGGAGTAATCACAGATGCAAGATTTAAAACATACGGTTGCGGCAGCGCGATTGCGTCAAGTTCGCTTGTTACTGAATGGGTCAAAGGACTCACCCTTGAGCAGGCGGAAACGATCAAAAATAGCGAAATTGCTACTGAGCTTGCCCTTCCCCCTGTTAAAATTCATTGTTCAATACTTGCAGAAGATGCCATCAAAGCGGCGGTAGCTGACTATAGAATCAAGCATCCAGCGCAATGATCGAAGTCACTGACACTGCTGCTAAAAAAATTAAAAAAAGTTTAGCCGCTCGCGGTCGCGGTGAAGGCATCCAAATTGGTGTACGAACCACTGGTTGTTCGGGACTTGCTTATGTGTTAGAATATGTAGACAATCCCAATTTGCATTGTGTACGACATTACGATTCAAATGGTGTACGGGTGTTCATTGATCCCAAACACCTGCCGTACTTGGATGGCATGATAGTAGATTTCAAAAGGAACGGCCTCAACGAAGGTTTTGAGTTTATCAACAAAAACGAGCGCGACCGCTGCGGTTGCGGAGAATCATTCAGAGTTTAGATGAGAGTAAAATTTTGTTCGCATAGTCTGACACAACTAATCAAGCATGAAAAAGTCAGTGTAAATCCTGCATGGCTCTACATGCAAAAATGGTACGAACTGCATGGAAAAAATCCCAATGTAAAATGGTTGCTTCCTGGGATTGTATTATTAGATCCAATGGATGTTGTAATTGATAAAATTGTGCAAGAACAACCTGATATTTTGGGTCTTGGATTCTATGTTTGGAACTTTGACTTGCAATATCACATTGCCAGAGAAGTTAAAAAACAATTACCAGATATAATTATAGTCTGCGGCGGTCCGCAACTATCGGTACACAAAGAAACAGAGACTGACAACCAAGTTGATTTTTTCATCAACCATCCGTATATAGACTATGTAGTGTACGGCGACGGCGAACGACCATTTCAGCAAATTATTGATTATCATTCCGGGCTCCTGTTCAATAAAGACGAGTTTGTTAACATTATTGAAAATGCCAATGGGGTAAGAAAAATATATCCGCACGAAACGTTGACAGATGAACTTTACCTAAGTCAAAGTCCTTATGTGAGTCAAGAAGCTCATATGGCCGAAGTGCGTGATCATCTGGCAGCTTACGGAATTCCAATCGAAGACCAATACTGGGCTATTGAATTTGCCCGAGGATGTATGTATAGTTGTACATTTTGTGATTGGTCACAAAATTTAACTATC